ATGGTTACTTCAATACTGCATTTGCATCCAAGCCTGCGTACAATCAATACATTAATTTTATAAATCCGACACAACCTGTTTCACCATTTAAATTGATGAATGCACAAGTTGAATATTCTAGTATCGAAGAAATTTTCAGTGTCTTCACTAAAACACAACTTGAAAGATTCGAGTCTGAGTTTTTGAAATTTTCAAAATCTGTTTATAACATCAATGATGTTGTTGGACCATCTCAACCTAAGGTTATTTTGAACGTTAATCCAAATGACCCTGATAGGTATTTGAAAAACTTCCAATTAATGGTTAGAGAGTTTATGGAGATTTCAGATAGCCCTTTATTAGATAATGAAGATTATCTAACTGAAGCAATAACAAACCAATTCGGCAATATAACAACTATATTAAATAATTTCATGGAATATGATGTTGTTATTAAAATAGGTAATCCGAGTAACTACGATAGAAGATTGTTTGATAGTTTCTTACCCGATTATGAAACAGGGTACAAGTTTTCGGATACATCACAAAATGCAAGTCAACCAACACAAACAGGATTCAAATTGGTCGACCCATTAAAATTTGACGTTTACATTCCAGGTAGTTTACCTACTCGAGGAGGTACAACAACACTTGCTGCTTCGGTATCGGCATATAGAGACGCTTGGAAGGAATTACAACTTGAAGTAGGGTTTTCAACAATACCAGGTGTAAGATATTCTGACCAAGGATCGTACATAACTGATTTCTTTGTTACAAATAATATAAACTTCACTAAAGAAAATGTTAAAGTATGTGCGCCTCTGATTAAGATATTTGCAACTCAAAAACTATCCAATGATGGAGATTTAAGTTTTTCAAAATTCCAAAGTAGTCTCAAGACCTATTCTGATAATTTAATAAATTTCCATGAAAACATCTTTGATAATTTGATGACTTACTTACAAAAAGAGTTACCTAACATTTCTAGTGTACCTGAAGGTGGAATAAAATCTGCTATTGATGGTGAAATTGTTAAAGTTCAGTATTGGGAGATGTTTAAAGCTTTGAACGACAAGTGGATTGCGGGTAACACATATAGTGAGGAGACATTATTACAAGACTTTTTATTTATTGATAGAGCTTCGAGGAACGTTGGTGATAAGATTCTAGTCGACCCTTTTGTTCTAAAGGACAAATTGAGAAATCTGAATGTAGCTGCAAGTGTGTTTACTTTAATTTCTAGTATTCTTGTGGAAAACCACTTCAGTGTAATGCCTTTACCTTCATATGTTAACTTTTATGGTGTTCAAACACCTGATGGTACAAACACACCTAAAACAGAAGCAAGTGTAGATTTTGCCAACAGTATATGGGGAACCTTCTTGAGTGTTGATTATAGAAGATCATCACCGAAAATGGTTTGTTTCTATTCGGAAAAACCTTCAGTATATGCTAATGGAGCTGGTAATAAAGACTATAGATATAAGAGTGATTCGTTTGCATGTAAAAGTTTAACTGATCACCCACTATTGGAAGATCAAACTAATAAAACTGACTGGTCCCTATCTAATAGATGTGTTGCGTTCAACGTAGACATGGGAGTAAGAAACCAAGGAGTGTTTTATAACTTTAGTATATCACAAGATTTAGGTAAGGCAACAAGTGAGAGTTTAATTGCCACAAATCAATTAGGTAACCAAGCAACAGGAAAAAGAGTTACATCTCAAAACGTTTCTTTATTAAACATTTATAACGAAAGAAGTTATCAGGCCAGTGTCGTTGCTCTCGGAAACGCATTGATACAACCTATGATGTATTTTTGTCTGAACCATGTACCAATGTTTAACGGTTCTTATTTGATAACAGAGGTTAACCATACGATATCACCAGGAGTTTTTCAAACATCGTTTGTTGGAACGAGACAAAGAATTTTTGCAGCACCTAGAATCAATAATTATTTAATTAGTCTTAATCAAAATTTATTACAAAAGTTAGAAGACAAATTAAAAATTACTCAGACAGCACCAACAACCGCTGCGACAAATGAAACAAGTAAAAAATCAAACGCGGCACCAAATTCCTGTGTGGGTGATCTGAATTCAAAATATGAAAGATTTGAGGCAATAACTGCGACAGAAACTAAAACTACTACTTTAGATTTATTTACTAACATCTATAACAATAGGCCACAAAGTAGACCTGATAACCAACAAAAGATATTATCGTTCTCTGTTTTTGCCTTTGCATATGTTATGTCATATGAAAATAGTATGATTCAGGGATATAATAACAACTATGGTAATATAGATTTGAGTTCGAAATCTTGGGGACAAAGCGGTACAAATAATTTCTTGAAAACATATTGTTGTGTTAATATTGGTACAGACAGAGGTTCGAGACCTAAACCATACGCTAACTTCGGATCAATATCTAAATTTAGCCAACTTATGTTCGATACATTGTCTGAAAATTTTACTCAAATTAACGAGTTTTATCCAGGTACAATATTACCAACCGCAGATGCGTTGTATAACTATTTCAAAGCGGCTTGGCCGAAAAATAAGAGTGCAAAAGAACAGGCTGATTTTGAAAAGAACCAAGGTAAGGAAGTAAGAGCAAAATTCGATGAGGCAGTTAAACAAATTAGGATATTATCACCTCAGTTAAATATCAACCTTGCGGTTAATACACCATCACCTGCGGCAGTAAATCAAGTTCAAACACCTAATGCTGATGATAGAACAATATTAAGTTCTGCAAACCCAAATTCATATACATTAAACGTATCAACACTATCAAATGGATTCTTGAAAGTCGAAGGTAACATTGGATCATCACCTTTGTCGAAAGAATACAAATTGAAAATATATTTGTTAACAACTGAAGGGGCTGAAGTATTGATTGGAGAAACAAATTTGATACCGAAGGCGTTAGGGCAAAACAATGGATATTCATTTACAACAACGAAAGGATATAGAAATACTTGTGATTTTGCAGCAGACCCTACGAGTAGATCGTTATTTTTCAGAGTTGTGGTTTCTGAGTATCCTGAATACAAATACAATATGATGTATAAGGTTATGAACTATGATTGTCCAACGAGAAATTTATTACCTGGTGATGTTGTTAGCGTTTCAACATATAATCAGATTGATCAAAACCCATGTGCGATTTGTTACCCTAATGGTGGATCTAACATAAGAATCAATGGAAAGGATTGTTTACCGAATACATACAAACCGAGAGAAAACATTTTCAACACAACAACAGATAAGGATGCGACTGGTAAAATAACAAAAGTAACATTCACGGTGAAACCTGACGCTGGAATTTGGAAAATATTTACAGGTAAGTATGATTCCAAATGTGTTGGAAGTACCGCTAATGGTATTACCTCTGGTGAAATATCACAAAATAAACAAAGTATCTCATTTGATATCGTGGATACTATTGGTGGATGCGATCCAGGTGCGTATACTGTCAAGTTAGAAGCAACAGCACAAGCGTATCTTCAGAATGGTGGTATTGATAATAGTAAATTACAACAATATACTACATATGTCGTTCAAGGGATAATTTAACAATTGCAATATATTTATAAATAAAAATAACATGGATATTAAAACAGCCTTAAACAATTATCTTGGTAAATCAACTAGATATTCTGAAATGGATAATGGTGACGGATCGAAACAGGTTTGTGATTTAGATACAGGTGATTGTTACACAGTACGTATGAAAGATGGTCTTATTGAAAGAGTAGAAAATACTATGACAATAAATAAAAAAGTTAAAGTTGAAACTCGTCAAGGGTTTAAACAATTATTAAATGGGTAACAAAATGAATTTAGATAAAAAAATTATTGCAGAAATCGAGAAGTTCAATAAAGTGAACAAATACATTATGGAACAAGATGCGGCTGCAGCACCAGCGGTACCTGAAGATCCCGCCGCTTTACCTGATGTACCAGCACCAGTTGAAGATCCTGCGGCGGCGGCACCTCCTGTGGATGCACCTGCTGAAAAAATAGATGTTGAAACAGATCCTGATGTTGAAAAAATTGATGACAAAGGTGATAGTGAAGAAGGAGATGGAACTGAGGAACTAGAAATCACAGATTTAGTAAAATCACAAAAAAATATTGAAACTAAACAAGATGATTACTTTGAAAACCTTTTCGGGCAACTTTCGAATTTAGAATCTAAATTATCTGAAATGGATAGTATCATGTCTAGATTGAACTCTATTGAATCAAAGATAGAAAAATATAGAACTAAAAGTCCTGAAGAAAGATTAGAGTTAAGAAGCTATGATTCTTACCCATTTAATCAGAAACTTTCAGACTTCTTCGAAGATAAAGAAAAAGAAATGGAACTTACAGGTAAAAAAGAATATATTTTAACACCGGACGAAGTAACTGATATCAATGCTAGTGAAATTAAAGGAACATTCCAACCTTCAAAAACAAACGATAATCAAAATTACAGTAGTAGATAACTAAGAAAAAAATAATTAATTAAAGGGATTACAATTGTAGTCCCTTTTTTTATTTGACAGATGACCAATGTTTGATTATATTTATTGTATATTAATTTATAAAACTTAAATCAAAAAACATGAGTTCATTAGACGCCGTATTGGCACAGTACGAAAAATCGAAGCAAGCTTCAGGGGGTTCCCAATCTAAAATGTCTCAAGACGAAAGAATGAAGAAATACTTCGCTCTTATCTTAGAGGACAAAGAAAAAACAGGATCAAGAAAGATCAGAATTTTACCAACACCAGATGGTTCATCACCATTCAAGGAAGCGTGGTATCACGAAATTCAAGTTGGTGGTAAATGGCAGAAATTCTACGATCCAGGAAAAAATGACAACGAACGTTCACCTTTAAATGAGGTTTATGAAGAGTTGATTTCTACAGGTAAAGAGTCAGACAAAGAATTGGCTAAACAATACAGATCACGTAAATTCTATATTGTTAAATTAATCGATAGAGACCGTGAAGAAGATGGTCCAAAGTTTTGGAGATTCAAACACAATTATAAGAACGAAGGTATTTTAGATAAAATCATTCCTATTTGGAGAAACAAAGGTGATATCACCGATCCTGAAAAAGGTCGTGATTTGATTATTGAATTATCAAAATCTAAAACAGGTAATGGTAAGGATTATACAACAGTACAAACTATTATGTATGATGATCCAACTCCTGTTCATGAGGAAGCAGAACAAGCTAAGGCTTGGGTTAGTGATGAATTAACTTGGTTAGATGTTTATTCTAAAAAACCTGTTGAGTATCTTGAGGCAATTGCAAGAGGTGAAGTTCCACGTTGGGATAGTGACAAAGGTGGTTACGTTTATGGTAACGACGAAGAAGCTACAACATCAATCGGAGGTTCAAAAGCAACTATCATCGACACACAGGCTGACGAAGATCCAGATGGTGATTTACCATTCTAATTTATAACGGGTGGGAATAAACTCCCACCCTTAATTTTTTTATATGACATTTAAAGAAGAAATTGAATTACAGCTTAAAGACAACAGAGTATTGTCTTATGAGTTATTGAGTCAATTGGAAAACAAGAATTACTTTTCAGGTAGAGGTAAACAAATTGGTGATACAATTTTATTCGGTATGTTAAAAGGTGAAACTGAGGAAGGAGAAACATATTTTACTTTAGTAACATTCCACAAAGAAGAGATTGGTGTACTATATGAAGAAGATGATTCATTCTATATTACTCTAAAAGAAAGTAGATTACCAAACATTAAAAAAATAGAAAATGGCGGGAATTAAGAAAAAAGAAAGTGGAGGATTTAAAGATAAGTTCTCAACTAAAACGAAATATAAAGACACTAACTACTACTTTTGTGGGGATGCTTTCCTAAGTGCTAGTGGATTACCAGGTCCTGTTATGGGAGGTATTAATATGTTCTTAGGACATAGTAATAGTTCCAAAACAACAGCGATGATATTAGCCGCTGCTGACGCTCAGAAGAAAGGACACTTACCTGTCTTTATCATTACTGAGAAGAAATGGAGTTGGGAACATGCAGTTGAATTAGGTTTGGATGCCAAGAAGAACTCTGACGGGGAGTGGGATGGTGACTTCATCTTTAACGATGGGTTTGACTATATCGAACAAGTTACCGATTTCATCAACGAAGTATTAGATGCTCAAGAAAAAGGAGAGATCCAACAATCAATTCTATTCCTTTGGGATTCAGTTGGTTCAATTCCTTGTAAGATGACTTTTGATGGTAAGGGTGGTAAACAACATAATGCTGCCACACTAGCTGACAAGATTGGTATGGGGGTTCACTCAAGAATTTCTAAGTCTAAGAAAGAAGACTATCCGTATTATAATACTTTGGTTGTTGTAAATCAGCCGTGGGTTGCTCTTCCTGATAATCCATTCGGACAGCCAACAATCAAGGCTAAAGGTGGTGAAGCTTTATGGTTAGCATCTTCGTTGGTATTCTTGTTTGGTAATCAAGCAAGTGCGGGTATCAACCACATCACAGCAACTAAAGCTGGAAGAACCGTAAGGTATGCAATCAGAACTAAGATTTCAATATTGAAGAACCACGTAAATGGTTTGGGTTATAATGACGGTAAGTTAATTGCTGTACCTCAAGGTTATATTGAAGATACTAAAGAAGCGTTGGAGGCATATAAGAAAGAGTATTCTCAATATTGGAATGGTATCTTATCAGGAACAGGTGAGATCACTTTAGAAGAAACTACTGATGATATCAGTGAGTAATATATTTGTTAACGTTTAAATAAGA